CGCTGCATCATGACCAAGGGCGGCACGGTCGACGACCGGCAGGCATTCCTCAAGGCCGTGCGGGACGCATGGTCCGCCACGATCCTCTACAACTTCGTGACACCCGAATGTGTTTATCTAGACGTCAATGTCGTCGGTGTGCGGCAACAGCGGGCGGCCGACCGGGGCAACGGGCTGATGGCGCTGGACGTCACCTTGCGCAAAGTGCGGCAGACCGCCACGCTGGCCTTTACCGAGACGAAGGAAGCGACCGGCGAAGACGTGGTGAACAAGGGAAGCGTCCAGGCCACGCCCAAGCCCGCCGTCCAGCAGTATGCGGGAGCCGCTAACTAATGGCCGTCAACGAGATCCCCCTGTCCACCACGCCCCTGCAAACACTGGCCGTCCAGCTTGGCGAGCAGTCGTGCCGGATCACCGTCCGCCAGCGTCGCACGGGCGTATTCGTCGACCTGTACGAGCAGGACCAGCCGGTTGCCTTGGGCGTCAAGGCGCTGGACCGCGTAGAACTGGTGCGCTCGCCATCGGTCGGCTTCAACGGTCGGCTATTCTTCGTCGATACGCAGGGCACCGAGCCGCCACGGTACGACGGGCTCGGCACGCGCTGGCTGCTGTTGTGGGAGCCAACGTGACCACCCTTTCCACCCGCGCCCTGCGTGTCGTCTTCTCGCTAGGCGAAGGTGCGTTCGGGGAAGGCGGCATGAACACGGTCGAAGTGAAGGGCTACCGGATCACGGCCAGCATCGCGGCGGTCGGCGGCGTCCAAACCAACACGCTCGACCTGACCATACGTGGCCTGCCGCTCGACCTAATGCAAAAGCTGACCGTGCTGAACAAGTTGGCCTTGCCGCAAGAGCGCAACAATTACGTGTCGGTCTTCGCGGACGATGCGCTGGCATTCAACGGGGGGATTTTCGAAGCGTGGGTGGATGCCGGCGACCCGCCGGACGTCGCCTTTCATCTGACCGCGCAAGCCGGCCTGCAAGCATCATCCCGGCCCGTCCAAGCGACCAGCTTTAGCGGCCCGGTCAGCGTCGACACGTTCTTTGCGACCATGGCGCGGCTGATCACGGACGGCCCAAACCTGACGCCCTATGGTTTCGAAAATAGCGGCGTGGTCGGGACGCTGGAAAATCCGTACTATCCGGGCACCGCGCTCGCCCAGATCCAGGCGGCGGCCCGGGCGCTGCGATGCGAGGCGATCTTGGACACGGACCGTCAGCTACTGGTCATCTGGCCGTACGGCAAATCGCGCGGCGGACAGGAACTTCTCGTATCGGCAGAGACGGGTCTTGTAGGTTATCCACAGTTTTCTCAGTCCGGTATTTCCTTCACGATGCTCTATAATCCGGCGATCGGGTTCGGTCAGCGGCTCACCATGAAGTCCGTACTTGAAGCCGCGAACGGGTCGTGGGTCGTCAAGGCGCTTAACCACGAGTTGTCCTGCGAGGAACCGGGCGGCCCGTGGTTTACGCGCGTGGAATGCCAGCTATTGGGAGCGGACGCGCCGGTTTTGGGGTTTGATCAGTGACCAACCAGCAAGCCTTCACGACAGTAGCGCCGCCGGCCGCCTACTCGGGAAATCACAACCAGCTGGACTTCGCGATCCGGCAGGTGATGGCCGGCATGGCGACCACGACGCTCGTTCAGGTCCGGGCGGTGCGCCCCAAAGACGGCGGGTACGAGGTGGACGTGCAACCGATGGTCGCCCAGGTTGACGGCGCGGGCAATGCGGTCGAGCACGGTACAATTCACGGAATGCCCGTCTGGCGCGTCCAGGGCGGCACGTCGGCGGTGATCGTAGAGCCTGCCGTGGGCGATATCGGTGTCGCGGTCTTTTGCTCGTCAGACGTGTCGGGCGTCAAGCGCGCCAAGGCTCCGACCACCCCAGGCAGCTACCGCAAGTTCGACTGGGGCGACGGGATTTATCTGGGCGGGCTATTTGGAACGCCTACGCAATTCGTGCGGATGGACGCGGCCGGCGTGACAATTAGCAGCCCTGTCGCCGTGACGATCGACACGCCTATTGCGACTTTTACGGGCGCGGTCGTGACGGGGGCTGGTTCGACCTTTGGCGGCAAGGCGTTCGATACGCACGGGCATACTGGCGTGTCGACCGGCGGCGGAACGAGTGGACCGCCTAGTTAAGACACGCCACGACCGGCACGGCTAAAATACCGTTCAAAGCCGGCACGGCCCGGTGCAGTGCATCACATGCGGTCTGACCAAAAGCCCATAGGCAACTTCCCGTGCCGGGGAAATCACCTGTCGTTCCGTCAGGACGAACGAACTTTATTTTCTTCACGAACATGCACAATTCTGCTTGTGGCCATAGTTCACGAAACCATTTAGCTGACGTACGGTCCGGCGTAAGAGCAATGCCGTTTCGATGCTTAAAAAACTTTCGCATCCAGATCAGCTTTGCGCGGTCACCATTACCAAAAGGTTGGTTCAACCAGACTAAGTCGTTGCCCCACTCGGCTTCTAAGCCGTTCTCGTATAAAAACCGACGAGCGGGCACGTTCGTGAACGTGTGATCTCGCGGATGGCACGGATCTAAATCGAACGTCAGACCAAAGGCGTCAAACACCGATTTAGGCGTGTACCACTCGTCGGTTTCGCCGCGTCGTTCGTGCGTCACTTACACGTCCCTTCGACGAACAACGGCTGACCGGCAGCGGTTACGAACGTTTGCTGAAAGTCCCGGCCGTCCGTCACGATGACGCTGGTCGACCCGCCACCCACAGTAGCCGCCGCGACCAGCGTGTGCCGATCGCTCATGGCCCGGTTAATTTGCAGCCCGCGTGACACGCCGCCGGGCAGTTCGAACCAGAGCGTATCGCCCTCTTCGGTCAGCCGCACCGTGTCGCCGTGGACCGTGCATTCCAGACGGGTGGCGCTGGCCGGGGCTGCGGCTAGGTAGAGCGGGATGGCTAGAGCGGCGAACAGGTATTTGCGGGTCATAGAACACCCCATTGATCAGCCATTGCGTGCATCATGCCCGGAAAAGATCGGCTCCGTTCTTTCCATCTGTTCGGCCCGGGCGACGCGCGGTGCACAGCCGACCATGCCTTATGTTCATCGGTTCCGGGCTTTGGTGGTACTAGCCGATTTGTGTCCCGCAAAAGCGGAAAGCGACGCAACCAAAGGGCGGTTCCCTTAAAAAACGGGTCGCCATGGTGCCACGGCTGAGTAATCTGATCTTGGCGGCGACCGATGGCCTCCTGCGCCACTTTTAGCATTACCGGGTTTTCCCATGCAAATTTCTCAACGTTCAATTGGTCGATTCGCTTAGCAAATTCAGCGGCCTCATACATTTTCGACCAGCGCGCCGGGTTTGGTCCGTTCTCTTTTTTCATGCCGAGATATAAGTGCTTGGCGCTGCTGTTGGCCATAAACTGGCAAACCGGGTGAAACAACGCGCGGTCCGGCCGGAACATTTCGACACACCGAAAGACGTCCATCTGCCAGTGGAACGGGCTGTCATCTTCGGCCGGCAGAATATCGCACGTCCATGCGTCATGGCCTTGAGCGCGCAAGGCTTCCCGAAGAAATCCTGACGTGCACATTCCGATTAGCCAACGCGTGCTCATCCAGACAGACTACGGCGTATTGACCATTCAGTCAACACCTAATCGCACCCCTACCCTACCCGTGCACGTCATGCTATGGTCGCCTGCGATGGCCACGACTTTGCTTCTCGATTTGGACGGCTGGGACGTGTGTCTTGACGCGCTCGGGAATTGGGCGCTCGCATCCGAACCGTACAGCCAGAGCCAGGACGTCGCCAGCGCCGGCCGGGTTTTCGAGGCGGAGGCCTACTACGACACGAGCCTTGGCGTCCCGTACTTTACGGACGTGCTCGGCAAAAACCAACCGACGCAGATCCTACGCGCCCGGCTGCAGCTTGCGGCCTTGACCGTGCCGGGCGTTACCGACGCGACCGCGTACCTGATGGTCGGTCGGGACCGTACGATGACTGGCCAAATCGAATTTACGACCGACGACGGGACGCAGGGAACCGCGACGATATGACGAACGTACCGCTCCCCTCTTTTACGGACGTCGGGTTCACATCGCCTACCGAGCAGGAAAACCTCGCGGGCGTGCTGGCCGACTTCAACGACGCCTTTGGTGGCGCGCTGAACCCTTCGCTCTCGACGCCCCAAGGCCAGCTGGCTACCAGCTTGGCGGCGGTCCTTTCCGCCTTCAACGACCTGTTCGTCGACTACACCAACCAGATTGACCCTGCTTTCGCGTCCGGTCGAATGCAGGACGCCCTTGCACGTATCTATTTCCTCAATCGGCGGGGTGCGACCCCCACGACCGTGCTGGCGACTATCTCGGGCGTGACGGGCTTGAACATACCGGTCGGATCGTTGGCGCGCGCGGCGGACGGCACGATCTTTCAGTCCCTCTCGGCTGTCACTGTTCCGTCGGCAGGCACGGTCGACGTGCAATTTGCCGCCCTCACCAATGGTCCGATCGTCGTGCCGTCCGGTGCGCTCAACACGATCTACCGCACGGTGCCCGGCTGGGATAGCATCACCAATGCCGCGCCCGGATTGCTCGGCCGGAACGAAGAAAATCGCGACGATTTGGAGCAGCGACGCGGGCTGTCCGTGGCCGCCAATGCTACCGGGATCTTGCCGGCGGTGCGCGGGGCGGTGCTGAGCATTCCCGAAGTCGTGGACGTCTACGTGACGGAAAATGAAACCGCCGCGCCCGTGACCGTCGGCGGGCAAACCCTCGTCGCGCATAGCCTGTACGTGTGCGTGCAAGGTGGTTCGGACGCCGACGTTGCCCGCGCGATCTGGACGAAAAAGCCGCCTGGCTGTAACTACACCGGCACGACGTCCGTAACGGTCGAAGACTTGAACGGCGGGTATTTGACGCCTCCAACGTACACGGTCAAATTTCAGCGCGCCGCCCTTCTCACCGTTGGTTTTGACGTGACGATTGCGGGCAGTTCCGCCGTGCCGAGTGACGCGCAAGCCCAGATCGCGGCGGCCATCGGCCCGGTCTTCGCAGCGGCAGCACGTATCGGCCAGCCGGTCTACGCATCGTCGTTCGTTTGCGCGATCGGGGCGTTGGGCGCGTGGGCGCGTATCCTCGTAATTGAGGCCAACGGCGGCTCGTCCCAATCCGTAAATATCAACCAGTACCCCGTGCTGGGCGACGTTACGGTGACGATCGCATGACCGGCACCTTCGCCATTGCGGAACAACCGATCGCCGCCGCGCCGCCGACGCCGAGCCCGGGTGGCACGGACGGATATTTTTTCGATCCGGTCGTTACAATTTTATCACAGTACGCGAATAGCCCGGTCATCTTGAAGCTGGTTGATGCATTCGCCCAATGGCTTGACCCGGCCCGCCGCTTCGACCAGTTCTACCAATGGGTGTTCAATCTCGACACGGCGCGCGGCCATGGGCTGGACGTGTGGGGCCGTATTCTTGGCGTCAACCGCGTCCTGCAAGTGCCGGCCGGCGTCTATCTGGGCTTTGAAAGCGACGACGACGCGCGGCCTTTCGGGTTCGGCATTCTCTACCGGGGCGGACGGGCCAGCAATAACGTCGCGCTGACGGACGAGGCGTACCGCACGCTGCTGATCGCCAAGGCCGCCCTGAACATCACGAACGCCTCAATCCCC